GGGCTCGGAGATGTGTATAAGAGACAGGATAACTGGCAGATGCATAATTTTCAACCAGTAATTAATTTTTTAACAAAATTTAAACTAATCAATCGACATTCTGTGACAATAAGAAATTTACCTGTCGAAACTTGCGACCGAAATGGTTTGAATAATGGTGGAAAAATTTGTAAAATAAAATTGTCCGATAAGGGCACTTCAAGTTCTGGCTGAGGGGCGGGATAAGGCGTTTTCTTGTCCCTCAACTACAAACGAGTTTGTAATTTGTAGCAATTTGTCAAATGGGGTTGACGGTATCGAACATAAGTTCTATAATTTGTTTATCGCTATCAGAAGTGCGGAATGATTGGAGGAAATCAATATGGGGGAAAACGAAGTAAATGAGAACTACAAAAAAGAGCTAATAAAAAAAATATCTGAAATTGACGATACTTGGATTTTAAGTCAAATACTAAAGGCAGTAATAAATATAACAAAAGAGGGCAATTAGCCCTCTTTTGTTATTTCTAATACAATTTTTTCTAGGCATTCCCAATCTCTTTCATCGAGCTTTGCCAATGCTTCTATAAAGCGTTTCTTAAATTTTTTGTCTGGCAAATCCATCACTTTATTTGCAAAATCAAAAACTTCTTGATTTTTTGTTCTGGATTTTTCCATATTTCCTTTTCCGGTTCGAACCCATTCTTCATTTACCGAATACAAAGAGCAAAGAACCTTTAAGGACTGGTCTGATAAATTTCTTTGACCATTTTCTATTAAAGAAATGTAATTTCTTGATAATCCAAGTTCCTTGCCAAATTCTTCTTGGCTTTTCCCTAGTTTTTCACGTAAAAATTTTATACGTTCTTTCATTTTATCAAGCACCTCCTTCCTGCAAAAAATAATATATCACTAATTGCTAACAATGTCAACAAAAAGGTATTGACATTGATTACATTGTATGATATTGTATGCTTACAAAGTCAACAAGAAAGGAAGTGAACCAAATGAGCGAAAAGGAAAAAGACCTAATTGTTAGGATTTCAAAAGCAATTCCAAAACTTGATAAAGAGAAACAGAGCTACGTTCTCGGAGTCGCAGAGGGAATGATTTTAGCTAACGAACAGGCTTGCCCTAAAAATAATGAGAAAGGAGAAATGCAGTGAGAATTTTAAAAGAAATGCTCAACACGTTAAAGAGTATTGACGGTACACTAAAACGCATTGAGCAGTCCGTTTCAGAGGAGAAACAGCATGAAGTGATAAAAGAAGCTGTTTCTCATGCAATGGTTGGAGAAAGGTACGAACCTACTCCGAAAGATTTTTGACAGCAAAATCGTATGCCGCTTTTAAATACAGAACTTCTTCGGATGACATTTCTGTATTTCCGCAAAGTGGAGCTTCGCGTTTGTCAATTTCATATTCTGAAAGTTTTGAACTGGCATATGTGACAGCTAAGTCATGAATTGTCTTTTCAATCATTGTAGCACCTCCCTTATTTGATGATAAGGGAATTATAACACAGAAAGGGGTTGGAGAAAACGGACGAGTTAGTGAAAGTCAATTTTGATACACAGACAGTATCGGCAAGAGAACTGCACGAGCAGTTACATATTAAAACCGCATTCAAAGATTGGTTCCCGAGAATGTGTGAATATGGCTTTGAAGAGGGTAAAGACTTTTGCTCAAAATTGAGCGAAACCTCCGAAAAGGGCGGTAGACCATCAAAGGATGCTGATATTTCTGTAGACATGGCAAAGCAGATTTGCATGATACAGAGAACACCAGAGGGTAAAGCAGTCCGCCAGTACCTTATCGACTTGGAAAAGGCGTGGAACACACCAGAGCAGGTATTTGCCAGAGCGTTAAAGATGGCTGATGAGAAAATCAACAGCCTTAAGGAAATCAACACCAGTCTGATTGCTGAAAATCAGAGGATGAAACCGAAAGAAATCTTTGCCGATGCAGTGGCAACAAGTCACACATCAATTCTTATCGGAGACTTGGCAAAGCTGATCTGCCAGAACGGCTATCAGATAGGGCAGAAGCGGTTGTTTGAGTGGTTGCGTGAGAATAACTTCCTTATTAAAAGCGGTTCGTCAAAGAATATGCCACAGCAGAGATATGTTGAACAGGGGTTATTCGAGGTAAAGGAAAGCAACGTGCAGAATCCGGATGGATCAGTAAGGATCACTCGGACAACCAAGGTAACCGGAAAAGGTCAGATATACTTCGTCAACAAGTTCTTGGAAAGAGGTTGCGCTGATGAAGAATAGCATGGCAAACTGGTAGTTTCCAACAAAAATATGAAATTGGAAAGATTAACAGGAGGAATTCATGGATAAACAAACGAATATTGCTTTAAGAAAAACATTAGATCAGATCGGCGCAAGCCATTCGCTCAAAGGATACACATACACAATTAGAGCGATAGAGAAATGTCTGGACGACAGGGATGCGCTTAGATGTGTTATGAAGGAAATTTATGCAAAAATCGCAGAAGAGAACGGAACTACCGCATCCAAAGTAGAAAGAAACATCCGGAACTTAATAGAGGTCACATGGATAAATGGCAATGTGAATGCGATCAATGAGATTTTTGGTTATACGGTTTCGACGAAAAAGGGGAAGCCAACCAATTCAGAATTTATTGCGGTAATAACAGATTTTGTTTCCTTGTATGGTGATGAGATTGCCAATGGTTCCTATAAGTGGTAGGAGTGATGTGTCTATGAAGAAGTTTGCAAAGGTAATTGAAATGATCGGCACCGTTGTTTTTCTGTTTTGCATCTGCATTGATGCAACGGAGTATCCGGTCACTGCTATACCTGTATTGATTGGATTACTTCTTATTTATATAGGAACAAAAATAGATGGGGAGTGGCAGGAGTATACAGAAGAGATTGTAGATTACGATTACAGAAGTGAGTCTGATGACGATGACGGTATTACCTATATCACATTTGACACTGATTACAGCAAAGAAAAGGAATCATCCGAACCGACCAAAGCTGAATGATTCCCAATCAAAGCAATAGCATAAGCTATTTGCGCCTATTTTAGCACAAGAAAAGGAGAAATTCAAATATGAGAGCAGAAAACAATAAAGTGGAACTTACAGGAACGATTATCACAGAGCCGGAATTTAACCATGAGGTGTTTGGAGAGGGATTTTATAATATGCACCTCAAAGTGGATAGATTAAGTGGGACGGCTGATATTATCCCATTAATTATTTCAGAGAGATTAATCAATCTGAATGATAAATACACGGGCACTGCCGTTAATGTTTCCGGTGTGTATAGTTCTTATAACAAACATGAGGAAAAGAGAAATCGTCTGTTATTATATGTATTCGTCTGTGAAATTGAAAAAGCGAATCCGGGAGAGCATACAGATTTGAACAAAATCCAGCTTGACGGATATGTATGCAAAGAACCGATTTACAGGAAAACTCCGCTTGGAAGAGAAATTGCAGATTTATTAATCGCAGTCAATCGTTCCTATGGCAAATCAGATTATATTCCGTGTGTTGTCTGGGGCAGAAATGCGGTGTATACATCTGGACTTCCGGTTGGAACGCATTTGAAACTTACCGGACGCATTCAGAGCCGTGGGTATGTAAAGATGTACGAAGATGGGACAGAAGAGCAGAGAACAGCATATGAGGTGTCTGTGAGCAAAATTAATGTATTAGAGGAGGAAAATTAAGATGGCAGAAAATACCGTTACAATTTCCGTTGAGGAATATGCAGATCTGGTTGCATGCAGGACGAAAGTTCATACAGCATGTGCCATTATTGCAAATGAACACCAAAGAGACATTGAGCTGATGGGGAAAAAGGGAACAACTATTAATTCAAAAATTATAGAGTCAGCTCTTGGATATATTGACGATGAAGCATGCTTTGAAGAGGCACTTAAAAAATATAAAGAGTGGAAGGAGAAGGAAAATGAAACTGAAAATTAGATCATTACATATGGAGAATTTCAAGGGAATTAAGAGCCTTGATGTGAATTTCTCCAATAAGACAAGTATCAAAGGACAGAACGCCGCAGGAAAGACAACGGTATTCGATGCGTTTACATGGCTTCTGTTTAACAAGAATAGTGCCGGAGAGGAAAAGTTCAATGTTCGACCACTGGATAAGGACGGCAACCGCATTGATAACGTGGAGATTAAGGTTGTAGCGGTTCTGGATGTAGATGGCAAGGAAATGGAACTTTCAAAGATTCAGAAGCAGAACTGGGTAAAGAAGCGTGGCACCGATACCGTGACTTTGCAGGGAAATGTCAATTCATTTGAAATTGACGGTTATCCAAAGAGTGAAGCTGATTTCAAAGCTTATGTTTCCGGTCTTGCGCAGAGCGAGGATATGTTTAAGATGCTGACCAATCCGCAGTATTTCTCTTCTTTGAAATGGAAAGATCAGCGCGATATTCTGATGCGCCTCGCAACGGATGTATCGGATGTTGAACTGGCGCAGACAGATGCTAAGTATGCCCCATTACTCGGCGAGTTGGAGAAAGCACCGTCCACAGATGATATCCGTGCTAAGTTTTCCAAAGCGTTATCCGGGTGGAAGAAGAAACAGGCTGAAATTCCGGTGCGTATTGATGAAGCAGAAAAATCCAAGGTTGATGTTGACGTGGCAGAGCAGGAACTTGCAAAGGTAGATCTGGTAAGAAGAATCGCTGAATGTGACAAGAAAATGGAGAATGCAGGTAGCGCATTGGGCGATTTAAGAAGTAAGGAAATGCAGTTACAGTTTGACATGTCCGGCATGGAACAGACGATGAATCGCGAGTTATCAAACAAAAGAAGCATCATGGATGCTGAATTGCGTGATTGTAAAAATGAGTTAGAACATTTTGCGGTTACGATTTCTTTGAAAGAGAAACAGATTTCTGATAACGAAAAAACTATCACTGATGCGGATGCAGAGCGGAAGAAACTGGGCGAACAGTATAATTCTGAGAAAGCCAAGGCATTTGATGAAACTCCGTATCTCTTTGATGAATCCAAGTGGATATTCGATGAATCTACAACGGTTTGTTCCTTATGCGGTCAGAAGTTACCGGCTGATAAGATTGAGCAGTTAAAGGCTGATTTTGAAGAAAGAAAGACAAAAGCCAAGGCAGATGCAAAGCGGAAACTAAATGATTCAAAAAGTGACTTTATTACCCAGAAAGAATCCAACTTGGAAGAAATCAAGGCATATGGGTTTGCGAAGAAAAATCTGATCGAGGAACTGACAAAGAAAAATGCTGATCTGCAAATGGAAATAGATTCCTTAAAGAAACAGGAGCAGGGGACTTTTACGAATAAAGAGGAACTTTGCAAACTGTTATCTGAGATCCCAGAAGAAGCTGATTATTCGCAGAATGAAGAGTATGTGAAGCTGAAAACAGAGCATGACAAGATTCTTGCTGATATTGCAAAGCTTGAATCCGAGGGCGCAGACAAGGTTGTTACTGATTTGAAAGCCGAGAAAACCAATCTGCAGGCACAGCTTGATGAAGTGAACAAGGTTATCGCGCAGGCGGCTAACAACATTATGATTGATGATCGTATCGAAACGCTTCATGACGAGCAGAAAGAAATCGGGCAGAAAGTTGCCGACCAAGAGCAGATGCTTTATCTCTTAGAAGAGTTCATTCGTTTCAAACTGGATAAGGTTTCTGAATCCATCAACAGTCATTTCAAGACGGTTAATTTCAAACTCTTTGAAATGCAGTTAAATGGCGGTATGAAAGATTGTTGTGAGTGTACCGTAAACGGCGTACCGTATTCAACTTTGAACAGTGGTCACAGAATCGTAGCCGGACTTGATATTATCCGTTCTCTTAGCGAGTTATACGGTGTGAGCGTACCGATTTTCGTAGATAACGCCGAATCGCTGAATGAGTTCAATGTGCCGGATATGGATGCGCAGTTAATTCTTTTGAGCGTTTCCGAGGACAAACAGTTGAAAGTGGAGGGTGTGTAGAATGTCAAGAGTAGGGACAAGCAACAACATCACACAGCCGGATGCACGGTGTATGTCGTGCAAGCGTTGGAAGAGTGCAAGTAAGGGGTTCTGGGAAAGAGCCGGACATTGTTCTCTTCCGTATTGCGAGAAAGATATGAGAAATAAAGGAAAGAGAGGTCGTGTACATGGATGATATTGAAAAATTGAAGGCTGAAAACTCGGATTTGCGAACAAAGGTAGATGAACTTATGAGAAATAAATATTGCCTTGAAGAAAAACTTAGAAAAGTCTCAGAAACAAACGAAAGGCTTTTGCGTATTCTTGAAAATTTGTCAAATGGATATGTGAAAAAGTAGGGTTAATGATGCATTATATTAAAGCAAAATTTCCTAACAGCACCAGAAGTTATACATACCGCACCGAGGATTCCGTAAAAGCCGGTGATACGGTTGTAAATGCCAAAGGTGCAAAGCTGACAGTTACAGATGAATCAGTGGATATGGCATGGGTGGAAACCTACGGTGCTGATAAGGTGGCGGTTGTGAAGAAATATGAGGAAAGCGAGGAAAAGCAGTGAAACTTTATTTTTATGGACTTAATTCGGACGGAATCTCCGTCACAGAAGTGGAAGTGATTGAAAAACCAAAGACATATTATCCAGTTGATAAGAAAAGAGGTTTTCCAAATTGCATGAGCTTTGTTAGAAAAGAGGACGAAGGGAAAATTACTGGCTATTATGAAAATATTTTCCTTACAAAGCCGAATTACGATTATGCAAAAGAAAAGTTTAGAGAAGTCGCAGAAAAGGAACTTGAATCGGCAAAAGAAAAGTTTGAAATAGCAGAAAACAAATTAAAAATCATCATGGAAAGTGAGGAAAAATAATTATGGCAGAAACAAAAAAACAGGAAGTAGCGGCACAGGGAAAACAGGAAATGAATACACAGCTTTCTTATTATGCGAACCAGTACACAGGACTTATGGAGCGTGATTTTGCGGAGCATGGACTTGTGTTTGATGATTATTCCAAGCAGTGTGCTATGGCATCTATGAGTGCAATTTACAACCTTGTTACATCTAACAAAGCCGCTATGAGCAACTTAAATGGTTCTAATTTGAGACAGGTTATTGGACAGGTATCAAGCCTTCAACTTAATGCCAATGCAGTGCCGAGGGAGTGCTACTTCCAGTTGAGAAGCAAACAGGATGCCAGCGGGAATTGGTATAAGGAAGTCGAAATGGGAATCGAGGGAGACGGCAACGATGCACTTCTTCGTAACTTTGGTGTTGATGTTAAAAAGGTATATCCAGTATGGCTTGTGAAAGAAGGGGATGAATTTACATATCCGAAGCACAGAGGTGTTGAAGTTACACCGCCGGAGTGGGAAGAAAAAGGATTATCACAGAAAGTAATCCGTGTTGTTTATCCTGTTGAAATGAATGATGGAAAAATCGAGTACATGATCGCAGAGCGTGAAAGCGTAAAAGGAAATCTTTTCGCTCATGTCCGTAATAACCTGTTGAATGAAACTTTCGGACTTGTAAAAGGCGGTAAAAAGACACGTTATGATGCAACAGAAGCAGAAAAGAAAGCTATCGCAGAAAAGAAAAATGAAATTCTGAAAGCACTTTTAGACTGTAAGACTATTGAAGATATGCTTGCTTGTGAAGTTGCAAGACCATATATGAGTGCCGCATGGCTTGATACATCGGAATCCATGATTGTTCGAAAGATGCGTAATAATGCAATCAAAAAGCATCCAAAAGACCTTAATGCTATTGCAAAACAGTCTCTTATGCAGATGGATGAAACTTATCAGCAGACGCAGGAAGAAATTGCCGAGAACGCCAATTCAGAGGATTTTGTTGTAGATGCGGAAGCAAAAGAAGTTGAAAGCGCAGCAGTCGAAGCGGAAGTTGTTGAATCGGCAGAGAATGACGAGAATTTGCCGGACTTTATGAAAGATTAGGAGGTTGCCATGAGAGTTATATCGCAGGACGGCACAATTGATGTACCGTATGAAATCAGTTCTTTGAGCATGGCAGTCGGGAAATATGAGAATGTTGAACACGCAGCTATCTTTTGCAACAACTCTTCGACAGCAATGGTAACAAAAATGGCTGGATACAGTTCCAAAGAAAAAGCCAAGAAAGCTATGGAAATGCTTAGAAACAAGTACATGGAATATACAAGTACAAATTATTTAAAAATCTTTCAGTTCCCGGCAGAGGAAGAATTGGAGTAGCATATGGAAGTTATATCATTTTTAGAATCCGTACAGAAAGGAATGGAAGATAACATTTACAACTTTTGCAAAGATGGGAAATGTAGCCAATGCGGTAACTGCTGTTCCAATCTTTTACCAATGAGCAGAAAAGAAGTAGATACTATTCGCAGATATATTCGTAAGAACCATATCAAAGAGTGCAAACATCTTCTTCCCACTGCGAATAGAACGTATGATATGACATGCCCTTTTCTTGATACGGATAAGAGTTGCGAGAAATGCAGAATCTATCCGGTTCGACCAGAAATTTGCAAGCAATTTATCTGTGACAATGAGCATAGAGCAAAGCACAATATGGCATTGTTGGGACAGACGAGACAGATTATTGATGTGAGGAGTGAGTTCTTTAATGAGACTTAAAGTTTTAGGTTCTGGTTCATCCGGTAATTGCTACATGCTGGAGAATGACAAGGAAGCTTTGATAATCGAAGCTGGGTTGCCATTCATGGAAGTCAAGAAAGCACTGGATTTCAATGTGATGAAAATTAAGGCTGTGATTACTACCCATTTCCATACTGACCATAGTCTTTATAGCTTACAATATGTGCAAGCTGGCATTCCTGTTTTTGAACCATGCAGACCGCCGATAAAAGATTCTGAAATGCGTTTTAGAAAAGGAAATTTTGACATAAGAGCATTTGAAAATCGTGATAAATCTGGAAGATGGCTACATAACAACGGAGACGGTTCAGAGTGTCCGTGCGTTGGGTTTTACATTACGCATCCAGATATGGGAAGCCTTGTGTATGCAACAGACACAGAATACGTCAAATGGCGATTTAAGGACATTAATCACATCATGGTGGAAGCTAACTACGATATGCAGTTTGTGAACCGAGAAGAGCCAAATTACGAGCACAGATTAAGAGGTCATATGAGCTTACCAACGGCACTTGACTTTATTTCTACTAACGATAACCCGGCATTGAGAAATGTCGTTCTAATACACTTATCAGATAAAAGCGGAGATCCCGCACTATTCAAACAAAGGACAGAAGAAACAGTTAAATATGGAGCAAATGTTTATATTGCAGAAAAAGGATTAGAGGTTGATATGAACCTTTGCCCGTTTTGATAGGTTGAAACACCAATGTGAAAGCATAAAAGAAACCAGTTTATGCGGTATCTGACTTTGGCAAGGAATTTAATATATCACAAAAAACTAAATTGAAAGCCATGAGATACCTTTGGCGGTTGCTGAAAGTGACCGCCAGAAAGGAGTATACGTGTTAATAATTGAGGATAAAGGACAGAAAGAGGGTTTGCATATCCTTAAGAATAGATATTTTAAAAGCCACGATATGGAAGTCTTGCGTGCACCATTGCCGGTTGGAGATTACATAATTGCCACAGACAAGGTAGCGGATGTTATCCATAGAAAATCGGCTAGAAAAATGGAACTTAAAAAGATGGATTTTCTTGGCACATATGATGTTTCCGTTGACACGAAAAAGGACATGCAGGAAATTGTAGGGAATATCTGTGGAAAAGCACATCCGAGATTCCGTGACGAGTGTATTTTGGCGCAGAACAACGGAATTAAGCTATATGTGCTTATTGAAAATACAGACAAGGTGTATTCCGTCAATGATGTATTTACATGGCATAATCCACGAGTAGACCGGTATAACAATATTGCATATATGCACACACTTGGAAAATTGCTGAATGTACCGCTACCGAAAACAAAGCCGACATCTGGCAAGGTATTGGCAAAAGCTATGTTGACAATGCAACTTAAGTATGGCGTTGAGTTCGTATTTTGTCGCCCGGAAGATGCAGGGGCAAAGGTTATTGAATTGCTTGGAGGTAGTGAAAATGGCGGGGAATAAGCGGTATTACTGGCTTAAACTGATGGATGATTTCTTTGACAGTAAACGAATCAAGAAACTCCGTAAGATGGCTGGCGGTGATACATACACGATCATATACCTTAAGATGCAGTTGTTGTCGTTGAAAAAGGGCGGCTACTTAGAGTATTCCGGCTTGGAAGATGAATTTTACAAAGAGATTGCTTTGGATATTGATGAGGACGAAATCAATGTTCAAGTAACGATTCAGTATCTTCTTTCCTGCGGATTGCTTGAAACATCCGATTCTATTGAGTACAAGTTACCATTTGTGCAAGATAACCTAGGAAGTGAGACTGCAAGTACCCGCAGAAGTCGGAAATCTAGGGGAAATGCACAAAAAGCGTTGCAACGCAACAGTGATGAAGCAGATCGCAACAATTTGCAACAAAAATGCAATGTAGAGATAGAGAAAGATATAGAGATAGATAACGAAACAAAAACACCCCCTGTATCCCCCGTGGAACGGTTTTCGGATTTCGCCACAGCCTATCCGAAACGGTGTACTGGCTATCTTGTTGAAACAGAATACTGCAATGCGGTACTGGCTGGTGTACCGGAAGAGGATCTGGTACTGGCAGCGCAGAATTACGCGGATGCATGCAGGCGGGAAAAAACAGCAGAGCGGTATATTAAAAAGCCGGAGAACTGGCTTCGCGAGAATTTATTTATGCAATACCTGAAAGGAGAGGACCATGGATCAACTGGAAGAAATACTGGAACGCATGAGAAATCACTCAACGAACTCATGCAAGAACGCGGAGACACCGGAGAGTTCCAGGGATTCTGATGTGTGTCCGATCTGCAACGGGGATGAATGGATACTGGTAGAAAAGGACGGTATTGAGCGGGCAGTGCCATGTAAATGTCGTGAGCGTGCGGTAATGTCAAGGCGGTTACGGTTTGCGGATGTACCGGAGGCATTCCGTGGAATGGATTTGAAAACATTTCGGATGGATGTGTACCGGAATCCGGACAGCAAAAAGAAAGTATCAGATGCCTGTAAGATCATAAAAGTGTATCTGGATGATTTCGAGAACCAAAAAGAACAAGGTATGGGACTTTTTATCTGGTCCCGAACTAAGGGTAGCGGAAAAACCCGGATTGCTGCAGGGATCGCCAATGAACTTATGAAAAGTTACGCAGTCAAATTTGCGGTATCGCTGACCATTTTGCAGGAGATCAAGAATACATGGCGAAAGGATGCAGAATACAGCGAGAGCCGCTTGCTGGATGCACTTAGTACCGCAGATGTGTTGATTATTGACGATTTTGGTGTGGAACGTCCGGCAGACTGGATCAACGACAAACTGTATCAGATCATCAATGAGCGTTATATAAACCGGAAAGTAACGATTTTTACAAGTAATGAGTCGCTGGAAACATTGCAGTATGATGATCGAATCACGAACCGGATTAAGGAACGGACGTACCAGATCGCATTTCCGGAAGAGTCGGTGCGGGACCATATCGCAGAGCGACACAGGGAAGAAATGATTCAAAAAGTGATGGGAGGACGGAACAATGGGTAAAAGAAAAGGAAAAAGCATGTATTCGCCGTACCGGGATGAGATTATAAAAGCATTGGATAAGGGGATGACGGTTAAAGAGATTTTCCGCGAGATTATCTATCCGGCTTTTAATGGTGGCTGTGAGTATGGTGGATTTGTTTATTACATTAATACAAACGATTTGCGGAATGCCACAGATAATGATGGGTACGAGGTAGCACCAGAGTGTAGTAAATGCGAAAGCCGGGGAATGATGAAACGAGTTGACGAGGATATGAAAGCGTTATGTTACTGCCGTAGGGAAGAAAGAGAGATATGCAGACTGATTAAGAACTCCCCGCGCTGGTGTCCAAAGAGAGATCAAAAGAGACAGGGGGAGATATAAAGTGCATAGAGACACCAAAGAACGTAATAGAGCCATTAAATCGCTGACGGACAAGCGAACGAGAATACCGAAGCATCCAAACCTGGATACATTGAGAGATTTTAAAGAAGTACCGTATCAGTTGCGGTAAGGGAAGGAGAAGAAAGATGCTGAATAGAGAAAAATATGCGGAAGAGATTTTAAATATTGCATGTGATGGATGCAATATTGCGTTAATTAATGGGAAACTGGAAAAATGCAGGGGAGTCTGCGATAAATGCGATTTTTGCGATAATGACATTAGAAATGCTGGTCGTTGCAGAGAAAAAGCAAAAGAATGGGCGAACAGCCAGTATGTTGATTGGAGCGAAGTTCCAGTCGATACACCGATTTTGGTCAGAGATTCTGAACTTTTTGCGTGGAGCAAAGAACATTTTGCAAAATATGAAGATGAAACGGTTTATACATGGGATTACGGAAAAACGTCATGGAGCACATATGACGGTAAAATGAGTAGCTATAAATATGCTATGTTGCCGGAAAGTGAGGATCAGAATGAAAATAAGCAGGATTAAAAACCGGATATCTGAGGTAGCAACAGAAGCCTGTGGGTATTCTCCTCTAACAAAAGTGGTTTCGGAGGAAGAGATCAACAGAATTTTGGAGCAGGAAAGCGGATGGATTCCATGCAGTGAGCAGATTCCAGAAGAACCGGAAGAAAATCCGTTATTTGAGGGAAAATGTCTTGAAGTGTATTTGGTAACAACAAAATACGGAAGTAGTGAGCAAGACAAGGTATACCCATTTAGAGCATTTTGGAATGGAATTAATTTCACGGATGGAATGAATATTCTGGACGTTATTGCTTGGATGCCGCTACCAGAGTCATACAGAGAAAGTGAGGAATGATATGAAAGATGGAATACATCCTGATGGATGCATAGTGACAAATAAACAGACCAATGCAGACCGGATCCGGAGCATGACGGATGAAGAACTTTTAGATTTCCTTTGCTCAATCGAAACATATGAGCAGGGTAGCGTAAAGACCATTGAGGGCGGCGTAGCAATGTGTTCTGTTACAGAGGTGGAGCAATGGCTTCGGGCAGAAAGCGAGGAATAGCATGGAGAGATTAACATATGTGGCAGAGAATGGAGAAGTTTTATTTCATCCAGCAGATTTACCGGATGATGAGGGAATTACCATTACCCATCTTGCGAAAGATGGAAGATACAAAGCCCTGGAAGAGATTGCGGAAAGACTTGCAAATAGAGAGCAAGCCGAGGAGCAGGGATTACTTCTGCGGTTGCCGTGCAAGGTGGGAGATAAGGTATATCAGATAAGCGAAAACTTTATTGAACCATGTACGGTTGAGACAATATTCTTGGGAAATTATAGGGATAGAAATGGAAATTGGTGTAACATGGCAGAAATTCATTATGACAGGGATGATTGCCCTTATGTGTCTACAGAGATATATTTCACTGATATTGGCGAAACGGTATTCCTCACAGAAACTGAAGCTGAAGCCAAACTGAAGGAAATGGAGGGGGAAAGCGATGTATTGTGATGGAAGATGTCAGTATTTGAACGAACGTAAACACAAATGTGAGTTGACCGGAGAAAAATTGACTTACATGAAGCAGACCGGAAGTATTTCTTTCTCCGTGCATGAACACAGAGGAGTTTGTAAAGGAAAAAAGGTAGAACGTGATGGAGAATAGATTTTTATCCCGTGGAAAGCGGATTGATAATGGCGAATGGGTGGAAGGATGTTATGTGCTCATAGACAACCACTGCTACATATATACAGGTTCTTTGTGTAATGGCGGTTTATATGTTGTTGCCGAAAGATTTGAAATCCAGATTGATACATTATGCCAGTGTACCGGATATGAGGGAATCTATGAGAATGATATCTTCCGGTATGAAGATGAAGATTTCGTTATCAAATGGTCAGATGATTCATTGAGTTGGGAAGCCGTATCCATATTTACTGCTGAAAGCGTTTCCTTGGCAGAGTTCAATCCGGATTATATAGATGTCATTGGAAACGAGGTTGACAATCCGGAACTGTTGGAGGTGTAGTCATGAATGAGAGCAAGGCAATAAAAATAATCAAGCAGGAAATGGGCTGGGAAAGTAAAAGCAGTACACTTAGAGCTTTTGAGGAAGCGATCAAGGCACTGGAAGAAGTTCAGCAGTACCGTGCAATCAGCACGACAGAAGAGTGCCGGGCGGCGATGGGGAAACAGACAGCGAAGCGACCGAGAATTATGGGAAACGCAATGATTTGTCCATCATGCCCAAGATGTTTTAAAAGTGCTAGTCCCACATATTGCCCGAGTTGCGGTCAAATGATTGATTGGGTGAATGAAGAATGAACAAAGAACTTAAACCATGCCCGTTCTGCGGCGGAAAAGCAATGTTCTTTACCATTGTAAATAAGTCATCACATTCGGATGTTGGAGTAATGTTCAAAATCAAATGTATGAAATGCGGAACAGAACTTCCAAAAAGCTATGAATGTGAGATGTATATGGATCAGGACGGTGGAATCAGAACAGGAAAAGACGAGCGAACAAAAGCAACTACAGATTGGAACAGGAGGGCAAACAATGAGACTGATTGATGCGGATGCATTGGTAAAACGACTAGAAAAAAGTCATGAATATCACGCAAAAACAAGCAGAGAGGAAGTTTTACTTTTCCGTGATATCAGAATTATAAATGAACAGCCGACCGCCTACGACCTAGACAAGGTTGTAGAGCAGTTGAAAGAATTTCAGGGTGAAATGGAGCAATTCAGTTGTGATGGAATATTGACGGATATGATCGAGATTGTGAAAAGAGGTGGAGTAGATGCCGATTAAACCGATTTTATTCAATACCGATATGGTTCGGGCGATTCTGGACGGGAGAAAGAGTTGTACCCGGCGTATATGCAAAGATGCAAATGAGTATACCGTGCCGGATATGGAATTTTACAATGCTGACAGGCGGACTTATGCAGTATATAACTTTGTTGATAAGGAGCATATGGAACAGTTAAGTACGGCGGAGAGAACCTGTCCTATCTGTACGGGCGATATCCTGTATGTCCGAGAAACATGGAAAAAGGCGCCGAACGGATACTATTACTACGAAGATTGGCAAAGAAATGATATTGCAGATATTACAAAATGGAAACCATCCATTCACATGCCAAAAGAAGCCGCACGCATCTGGCTTAAGGTTATGAATGTGAGAGTGGAGCGGTTGCAGGAGATAACCGATGAGCAAGCAAAACGTGAAGGCATACAGTATGATGAATGTCCAACAGGATTTACCTGGAAGCAAGAAACAGATATGCATAATTGCTACACAACTCCAATAGGAGCTATGCAAGCATTATGGAATTCCACCATCAAGAAATCTGACCTTGACCGTTACGGTTGGGATGCATCACCGTGGGTTTGGGTTATAGAATTTGAGCGGTGTGAAAAGCCGGAAGGAGTGTGAATATGCCTAAAGCAGTGTTGGTTATGGATATGCCGGAATCGTGCAGTAAGTGTAAATTCATGTACGAATTTCAAGGAATTAAAAAATGCCAGCTTATGAATGTACTCAATAATGGAGCATCAAGACTGTCACAGAATACATTTACAGTAAAGCGGCATGAAAAGTGTCCGCTCCGGGAACTGCCGAAAAAAGCAAATCATCCTGATTATTGTGATAATGGGAGATTTGATAAAGGTTGGAATGCCTGCTTAGATGAAATTTTGAAATAAAAAAGGAGTGAGAGGTTTGCCGTTAGATTGGATGATTTAAAAGCAATAAAACGATGAATTTATTGCATAAAACGCAACATAAACAAATTCAAAGTGCGCTATTGTAGATATGTGTACGGAATATCAGAAAGGAGCCGAACCTCCGGCCGGGGCAACGATATATCGGGTTCCTTTTGAAAAAATGAAAATAAAGTGTGAAATATATCGGGATTCTATGCAGAACTACAAAAAATATGGAATCCCAAGGGCACAGCTTGTAATTGCGGATGTGCCATATAACCTTGGAAACAATATGTACGGCAGTAACCCTATGTGGTATGTCGGGGGCGATAATAAAAACGGCGAGAGCAAACTTGCTGGAAAAGCAGCATTTAATTCGGATTACAATTTTAATCTGTATGAATACTTCCATTTTTGCAGCAAGATGTTGAAAAAAGAGCCAAAGGAAAAAGGCAAAGCACCATGTATGATCGTGTTCTGCAGTTTCCAACAGATACCGACCATGCTCAAAGCAGCAGAAAAACACGGATTCAGGAATAGTATACATCTTACGTTTGTCAAAAATTACTCTGCACAGGTTTTAAAGGCAAATATGAGAGTGGTAGGTGCCACAGAACATGCGCTTGTGTTACATAAAGGGTTGCCAGAATCAGACAAGGCAATATGGCTTGGTACAGAGCATGGACTTATATTTTATCGAGACAAGTTGCCAAAGTTTAACAATGACGGAAAGATGATTTTTGATTGGATGAAATGGGAAAAGGACCCAAAAGGGAAATATCCGAACATCCACCCTACACAAAAGCCGGTATGTCTGTTAAAAAAGCTGATTAAGATTTTTACGGATGAAGGGGATGTGGTGATTGATCCTTGTTGTGGTAGCGGCAGCACACTTCGGGCGGCAATGGAACTTGGCAGACCGAGTTATGGCTTTGAAATTGACCGGAATTTCTACGAACGGGCAAAAGCTGAAATGCTTGTAGAGAATTACGGAGAAGTTTCCATGCGAGCAGAGGACAGCAGGACGGGACAACGAAACATTTTTGATATGTTGGAGGAATAGCATGAGGACAGTATTGAAATATCCGGGAAGTAAATGGAACATAGCTTCAAAATTGGTTGAACTGATACCGGAACATCACAGCTATGTAGAGCCGTTCTTCGGCAGCGGGGCCGTGTTATTTAATAAGCCAGTATCTGATATCGAAACGATCAATGATCTGGATCATGATGTTGTGAATATCTTCCGGTGTATACAGGAGGATGCGGATCGTCTGGTCAGAATGGTAATGACTACACCGTTCAGTCGTGAAAAATATGAGGATACATATAAGCTGGATGTATGGGAGTTGATGATGCCGGATGAACCGTATCATAAAGCGTTACGATTTTTAATCCAGTGCTGGCAAGGGCATGGGTTCCGTACCAATGGCAGCAAGGTAGGATGGAAAAATGATGTACAGGGCAGAGAAAGAGCTTACGCATTATGGAACTGGTACCGTCTGCCGGAATGGATTGTTGACATTGCGGAACGTTTGCGGATGGTACAGATCGAGAACCGTCCGGCAGTGGAAGTAATAGAGAGATTTAATTACAGCAATGTTTTTATGTACATTGATCCTCCGTATGTTTTGGGTACCAGAGCAGGAAAACAATATAAACATGAGATGACGGATGCGGATCACGAGGAATTATTAAAAGTGTTACTGCGGAGTAAAGCCAAGATTATGCTGTCTGGCTATGAGTCAGAAATGTACAACGACTATCTGAACGGATGGGAGAAAAAACAGTTTTCAAGCTGTGCGGAGCACGGAAAGCCGCGAATGGAAACGGTGTGGATGAACTATGAGCCGGATCCACAGATGAAACTTAATTTTTCGGAGGTGCTGTCATGATACATGGAGAATTGATAGTTGACAATTTTGCCGGTGGGGGCGGCGCTTCCACTGGTATAGAAATGGCAACCGGATACAGTGTTGATATTGCAATCAATCATGATCCAGAAGCAATTAAGATGCATAAGGCTAATCATCCGAACACGAAGCATTACTGTGAAAACGTCTGGGCGGTCGATCCGGTAAAGGCATGTAACGGACATCCTGTAGCACTGGCTTGGTTTTCGCCTGATTGCAAACATTTTTCAAAAGCAAAAGGCGGAAAACCAAAAGATAAGTTTATTAGAGGTTTGGCATGGGTTGCTTGTAGATGGGCGGGACTTGTTCAACCGAGGGTAATTATGCTTGAAAATGTGGAAGAATTTAAAACCTGGGGACCACTTGGACGGCGACACCATCCGATTAAGGCAAAGCAGGGCGAAACATTTCAGAAATTCGTTCAGCAGCTCACGGATTTAGGATACGAAGTGCAATTCCGGGAGCTGATTGCCGCTGACTACGGAGCACCTACCATGCGAAAGAGATTTTTCATGATCGCCCGGTGTGACGGCAAGCCGATCGTCTGGCCAGAGCCGACACACGCACCGGCAGACAGTGAAGAGGTAAAGGCAGGATTGAAAAAACCTTATGTTGGAGCATACACACAGTTGGATTTTTCATTGCCCTGCCCGAGTATCTTCGATACTTCAGAAGAGATTAAAGAGAAATACGGCATCCGAGCAGTAAGACCACTGGCACAAAAGACGATGGACAGGATAGCCAGAGGATTTATAAAATTCGTTTTGAATAATCCAAAGCCTTTTATCATTCAGTGTAATCATGGCGGTGAGCGTAGACCGAATGACATTAGAGAGCCGATGCCGACCATAACCGGAAAGCACGGGTACGGGATTGTGGAGCCATATATGGTACAGATCGGGCAGACAGGATTTGCAAAAGACCGAAGCAAGGATGTTAGAGAGCCGCTTACAACGATTGTGAGCAAAAATGAGCATTGTCTGATTGAACCAACGCTTGCACCATACATGGGAACGAATACGACAAATCATCCGGGCGGAAATTGCAAGGATCCGATACACACAATTACAACTGGCAATCAGCAATGTCTTATTAGTCCTATGTTGATTCAGTACCATTCAGAAACTTCAAAAGATGGAGTAAGAGGGCAGACTATAAAAGATCCGATCATGACAGTTGACAGCTCAAATAGATATGGGCTGGTCGCATCGTTTCTGCATAAGTACTATGACGGAGGATATAAAGGTGCTGGGGAAACAGTAGAAAATCCGCTTCCGACAGTGGCCGCATGGGATCATAACAGCGTTGTTACTGCGAATCTGATTCAGATGAACAATCATTGTGACGGAAAAGATATCAGACAGCCATTACCAACGATCACGGCTGGTGACGGACACTTTGGAGAGGTCAGAGCGTTTCTGATTAAATACTATGGACAGGGAACAGGGCAGGATATAGAACAGCCGCTTGATACTGTGACAGCCAGGGATAGATTCGGATTGGTTACGATAGAGGGTGTCGATTATCAAATCGTAGATATTGGTCTGAGAATGTTAGAGCCAAGGGAGTTATATGGATGTCAGGGATTTCCGGACGATTACATAATCGACCATGATTACACCGGCAAGACATATCCGAGAAGCGAACAGGTGCGTAGATGCGGCAATGCAGTATGCCCACCGATACCGGCAGCACTGGTCAGAGCAAATCTTTCGGAACTGTGCGTAGCGGAACGTATGCCAAACATGCAGATAGAAGCAGAGCAGACCGGACAGCTTCGGTTTGCCTAACCTTAAATTTTGTGGAGGTGCTGCCATGATTAACGGTGAGTTAAAGAAGTTAAATTAGAAATTTAATGAAAGAAGGTGACGAATTGAAAAGTGTTTTAAAGTATCCAGGAGCAAAAAATCGTCTGGCAACATGGATATGCGGATATATACCAAAGCATGATGTCTACTTAGAACCATTTGCAGGTAGTTTGGCTGTTCTTCTTAACAAACAAAGAAGTCATATAGAGACAGTGAATGACATCGATGAAGAAATCGTAAATTTCTTTCGAATATTGCGAGACCGGAGTGGAGAACTGGAACGGGTGATAGAGTTTACACCATTTTCCAGGTCAGAGTATAAAGCAGCCTACGAAAAATCAGAAGATGAGTTGGAACGGGCAAGAAGGTTTGCTGTTAAATGCTGGATGGGATTCGGATGTGGAAATTTGTATCAAAACGGGTTTAAATCCGGACAGCAGACAAAATCTCCAAATCCAGCCAGAGCGTGGAGTGAACTTCCTGAAACGTTGAAAATGGCAACTGAGAGATTAAAGGGTGTTCAGATTGAGAATTTGCCGGCCGTAGAATTGATAAAAAGATATGATACAGAAGATGTTTTTATTTATGCAGATCCGCCGTATTTACACGGAACTCGGAAAAATTATCTTTATAAACATGAAATGAAGGATGCAGATCATGAAAAATTGTTAAATTCTCTGGTTAAACATCCGGGGAAAATTCTTCTATCAGGATATGACAATGATATGTATAACGATATACTCCAGGGATGGAATAAGGTTCAGAAGTATACCAGAGCAGAGGGAGGACGTGCAAGGACAGAAACACTGTGGATGAATTATGAAGTTGAAAACGGACAGATATCGTTAATCATGTAAACTGAACTTTAACAGATGAAACTTAACTTTGTGGAGGTGCTGCCATGATACAGACAGCAGAAGATAAAGTGAAAGAGTACCGCCAGTGCATCCGCAGAGAAATAGAACACTGGAAAGTTATCAATCAGAACGGGTGTAATGATCCGTTCTGGTCGGATGGCTGCAACATGAATCTGACACGGAATCATATCATTTATTATCAGTCAAAGATCCGCGAGGCCTGCACAGAAAATCAGTTGCCATTGCCGGATGAATATTATTTATCCATACCGCCGGAAGTGGACAATAATTATATGGCAAATCTTAAGCAGAAACCACGGGTGGAGAGATTGCGTCAGTTAGGGAGGATCATGACTGGACGCATTTACCAGTACGACGAGAACCAGATGAGTTTATTTTAGAACCAGATAACAAAACCAAGAAGAGAGGAATGGTCATCTCATGAAAAATATAATAATGGATTTCGGTCTCTATTATGAAATTGCCAAAAAGAAAATCAAATTAAAACTATGGTCAGCCGAGTACTCAAAAGGATATTTATATTTTTTTCTGAACAATGTCGCAGATGTGACGGAAGAACAGTATAACGAGTATTCAAAGATGATCGATGAACTTTGAGAAAGAGAGGAAAAACAATGAATGAAATGAAAATCAGAATATCATTATACTTTGAAATTAAGGATTCAGAAATGTTTGGCGGAGAGGGTTCCGTTGGATATGCAGAGCGGAACATGGATTTCACAGTCACAGAAAAAAAACCAAGGATTTTTAAAGAAAGTGCATACGACTATGTGAAAAAAGCCATTGCAAACATGGTAGAAAGTTTAGGTGTGAGCGAAGCGTGTATCAGGACCATCAGCAAAGAGGAATATGAGGAAAATACGGAGGACTAATGCAGTGCGAAAGAAACTTATAACAGCCATCATAACCGCAGCACTCCTGATTGCCGGATGCAGTGATACAGCAAATGTCAGTGCGGGACAGGAAAACACAATGGTACTGGTGGGAAGTGGACAAGAATATCTTATTTATGCAGATAGTGACACAGGAGTGATGTATTTATATATCACAATAAGTAAGGGCGGCGGTCTTACCGTTATGCTCAATGCTGATGGTACACCGAAGATCTGGCAGGGAGAAGAATAAAATATTGGAGGATAGTGGCTTATGAAGTTTTCAAAACTGACTAAGCCAGAGCTTGAAACAATTATTGAAAACGCCAATTTCACGGAGCAGGAAGAAGAAATATTTTATCTTCTTGCCCGTGGACTTATTTCAAAAGAAATAGCCATGAGACTATGCGTATCAACAAGAACAGTGGAAAGAAGAATTTTTGATATTAAACAGAAAGTAAAAAAGTTAGAAGGTGAGTTAAACGGGAAATCTTTCAAATAGTGAGTTGTTGAATATTGCCATCGAAAATGGTATTATCAACATAGACACCATTCAGAAAAAAATTGAAATGAACGAAAGGAAAAAATTTATTGAAAAACACACTTACAGCATTTGGCAAGGAAAAGATGGAAAGTTTTACACATATTTGCCAGATGAAGATAATAAGAGAGGAAAGAGACTTGTAAAGAGAACATCTGAAAAAGCAATTGAAGATGAAATAGTAAAGTTCTATAAAGCTAAGGAGGATGAACCTACAGTTATTCAGGTATATTCTAATTGGATTTCTGAAAAACTTAAATATGGTGAAATAACAAGACAGACAAAGGACAAGTACGAGACAAATTTTAAAAGATTTTTTGAAAATAAGTATTTGCCGATTGCAAATAGAAAAATCCGGTACATTGATGAAGAAATATTGGAATCATTCATAAAAACAGCTATTTCAAAACTGGAACTTACGCAAAAAGCTTATTCTGATATGCGGATATTGATTAACGGAATTTTCAAATATGCAAAGAAAAAACATTATACCAGTCTGAGCATAACCAGTTTTATGGGTGATTTGGAAATTTCGGAAAAGTCATTTAAAAAGAACCATAAGTCAGACTGCGAATTGGTATTTTCTAAGGATGAGGAACTTTTAATTGAACGATTTGTAATGGAAGATGAGCCTACATTGATAGAACTTGGCATTATTTTGGCATTTAAAACAGGATTGAGAGTTGGGGAAATATCTACCCTCTCATGGTCTGATGTCGGAGAAAATAAGATACATATATCAAAGACAGAAATAAGATATAGAGATGATAATGGCAAATATGTATTTGATGTTCAAAATTTTCCTAAAAGTGATGCCGGGTTTAGAGATGTTATAATTACCGCAGATACCAAAGAACTTATGAGAAAAATAAAAATGCTCAATCCATTTGGGCAATATATTTTTATGAAAAACGGTAAACGAATAAAAGGTCAGGCATTTACAAGGCGGCTATATGTGATATGTGATAGAATAGGAATTGGTGAACGTTCAATTCACAAGGCAAGAAAGACATATGCAACAAAGTTGATAGATGGAAATGTTCCAGAATCGGTAATAAAAACACAAATGGGGCATACAGATATCAGAACAACTCTCGATCATTACTATTTTAATAACAAGACAGAGAGTGAAATGCAGGAATATATTGCAAAAGCATTATCAATGTAAAAGGTAACACGAGGTAACACCTTTGGAGATAAAGAAATTCAGTATTTATGCGGGTTTGAGAGAATTGATACCGAGTTCGAATCTCCCTTCCGCTACTTTATTTTTATTTAAGAAAACCTTGTGAAGCCTTGATTTTACTGAAAGAAAGGAGTTTTTGAATGGTGTCTTTTCTAAAGGTCAAAATCAAAGGTAACACTAAAGGTAACACGAACGGATGTATGGACGCTTAATGCGTTCTTTTTTTGTTGAATTTTTTGACGGCAAACTGTCGGAATCGTGACGGTTTTGCCGCCTTTTTTTATGCAAAAATATAATCAAAGGGAGGGATGGTGGTGTTTTCAGATGAAGTTCTTGAAAAAATTTTTGCCAGAAAAGAGTTACAGTCCTTGGACTTGTCAACGCAGTCGTCTATCATACACGCAATAGAAGATGTTTTAGAGGAGGTCAAACAGGATGAATATGAGCGGAGCATACCAGAATCCGATTTATAATCAGCAGATGCAGCAATACGGGCAGCAGTACGCATACAATCCGTATATGAATCAGCCACGCATTGATAATACACAAAATTATATGCAGGCACCGCAGCAAATTCAGCAGCAGATCCCGGTTCAAACTTTTGGCATAAATGGAAAAGTAGTTCCGGCGGTAGAAAACATCACTGCCAATGATGTGCCAATGGATGGCAGCGTTGCATTTTTCCCAAAACAGGATATGACAGAAATATACGCTAAAAGTTGGAACGCAGATGGCACAATTCGCACAATCGTTTTTAAGCCAGTTTCGCATGATACTGTTAGCAATTTATCGCATGATACTGAAAAATTGAAATTTGACCTATCAGACGAGTGCACAGGTGCATTTATGCAGAAGTTTGATGAACTTTTTGGGAAGATTGAACAGATAGAAAACCGATTAGATAAAATTCCAAGCAGTCAAAGAAAAACTTCACAGGTAAAAAAGGAGAGTGATCCAGAATGAATCCGGCACAATTATTGTTAAATCAAATGATGAATTCTCCGCAGGTTCAAAACAATCCTATGGCAAAAAATGCCATGCAAATGTATCAAAGCGGAGATACAGGTGGACTTAAGACAATGGCAGAGAATCTCTGTAAAGAAAGAGGAATTACGGTAGATGAAGCAAAACAGAAAGTTATGAGTATGTTTAATCATTAGTACATTTTGGGGTGCGCGCAAAATAACCGGTTATCCCATTTGTAAATAGATCAGATGGAGGTAAACAAAATGTTTAATGGAAATGCAATGCCTAGTCTTGCTGATATTGCAGCAGTGACAGGAAACGGAAGAAACAATGATGGTATGTGGGGCGGCGATGGCTGGTGGGCTATCATTATCTTCGCTATGATCTTTGGCTGGGGCGGCTTTGGCGGCAATGGCTGGGGAGGAAACGGAGGTATGGGAGCGACAGCATCTGCATACACCGACTCTGCAATTCAGCGTGGTTTTGACACGCAGGCTATCATCGGAAAGTTAGATGGTATCACAAATGGTCTCTGTGATGGATTTTACGCACAGAATACCGCCGTTATGAACGGTTTCCATGGTGTAGACAATGCAATCTGCAACCTTGGCTACCAGACACAGCAGGGATTTAATACCACAAACGTGACACTTATGCAGGCGCAGAATGCTTTACAGTCCCAGTTGGCTAATTGCTGCTGCGAGACCAGGGAAGCTATCCAGGGTGTGAACTACAATATGGCGCAGAACACTTGCGCATTACAGAACACCATGAACAGCAACACCAGAGACATTATCGACAGCCAGCAGGCAGGAACAAGGGCAATCCTTGATTACCTGTGTCAGGAAAAGATTTCTTCCTTACAGGCAGAAAATAATGACTTAAGAAGAGCCGCATCACAGGATCGCCAGTCTGCATTGCTCACTACTGCAATGTCAGCGCAGACACAGCAGATCATCAACGCTGTAAATCCGGCTGCAATCCCGGCATATGTTGTTCCAAATCCTAACGCTTATGCGTATGGCTGTGGATGCAACACAGGATGTAGCTGCTAAAAGTAGCTGCTACACAAAATTGAATAATTGAGTATCTTAATTGAGTTTAACTCGATTATGTCTGCTGTGCAGTATTGCTTATAAACACAAAGGGCAGACTATAATGTTTGCCCTTATTTTTTGAAAGAGAGGTAAATAATTATGGCAGAATTTACAGGAATTGCAATTCAGACTGTCGCGCAGGGAGAAGATGTGGCATTTACAGAAACTCCGGTATGCGCAACAAAATGCATTGTTCATAGACAGGGAAGCGGCATTGTTAAATTAAGAGGACTTACAAATCAGTGCCGGGCAAGATTTTTGGTATCTTATTCCGGAAACATTCAAATTCCTACAGGTGGCACAGTTGAAGCTATTTCACTGGCTATTGCAATTGACGGAGAACCGTTGCAGTCAACTCGAATGATTGTTACACCGGCGGCAGTTGAAAACTTCTTTAATGTTTCGGCGCAGGCATATGTGGACGTTCCTCGCGGCTGTTGTGTAACGGTGGCGGTACAGAATACTTCTACGCAGGCAATCGAGGTTCAGAACAGCAATTTAATTGCGGTCCGGGAAGCATAGGGGGGGCGGTTTTATGGATATTAAGAGAATGCACGAAATGATTGAAAAACTGTCTGAATGTGCTAAATGCGAAATTGACAAAGGAATTGAAAATATAGACCCGTGTGAAATGGGACAGGTTACAGACATGATGAAAGACCTTGCAGAAGCAATGTATTATCGTACATTGATGAAAGCAATGGAAGAATCCAGTGCAGATGAAACAATGGAAATGTTTGAGCGTTACGGAGACGGCAGACGGTATTATGACCGTTACCGGTATGCAGACGGCAGATTTGCGCCAAAGGGAAGAGGAACGCGGAGAGGATATGACGAACCTCCGTACTGGCACATGACACCGGAAATGTACCGGGAAATGGAACACGACCGTGATATGGATCGTTCTTCCGGCAGAATGTATTATACCGAGCCTAAAATGACACCAGATGGTGGAATGCGTGATCGCAGAGAGGGCAAAAGCGGCATGAGCCGCAGAAGCTACATGGAAAGCAAAGAGCTTCACAAAGGCAATACGCCAGAAGACAAGGATGCAAAGATGCATGACCTTGAAAGATACATGAAAGAGCTTTCGGAGGATATGGCGGAACTTATCTCCGACATGACACCGGAAGAGCGCACAATGACAAAAAGCAAGCTGTCAACGCTTGTTTCCAAAATGTAATGGCAGGGGCAGAAATGCCCCTGTTTGTTTGAACATTGACAACTGAATATCAGCTAGTGATTTGTGGATTTGGAAATTTTTCAAAAAGGTATTGACTTTTTGTGCGTACTATTATATATTAAATGTGCGTACAGAAAGAAGGTGCTGAGAATGTCTCCACGCACAGGCAGACCTAAAGTTGACAATCCTATGAATGAAAGACTTTATGTTCGAGTATCGAAGCAAGAAAAAGATGAAATTATGAAATTTTCATCAGAAAGTGGATATTCCATATTAGAACTTATAAGGGCGGGGATTGAAAAGCTAAAAGGTCAAAAAAAATAAGAAGTTGCCACGCTACCAACGAAAACAACTTCTTATCAACCGAGATAACTCTCTGTGAAATATTTTATCATAGAGAGGATCTCTTTTCAAGAAAAAATTGAAAGGCAGGAAAAATCTATGAGAGAAATGTATAAGGTACATTAATTATTTGTTGATTGAAGAGCAAGAAGAATAACTTTAAATTTAGAAATCACTGGCTGATATTTGGCTGGTGGTTTCTTTTTTTGGAGGTAAAATATGTTTGTGATAAATGGTATTGAATGGGAAATAAAATTTGTCCGCGGTGCAAGCAGTAAGCTGATGCGATCTGATGGCTCTATTAGCCTTGCTGTGACTGATTGGAATGATAGGATAATATATGTTTCGGATAAACCAGAAAATGGCTATTTGCGCAAAATACTGGCTCATGAACTTTGTCATTGTTTTTGCTTTTCCTATAACATTCATATGCCGATTGAGCAGGAAGAGTATCTTGCGGACTGGATCAGCCTGTACGGTACTGATTTGATCTATCTTTTGGATGATCTGATGTCAAACATTGATTGGAGGGCAGCATAGTGGACAAAATAGATGAATTGCTGCGGTATATTCACAGAACAAACCCGGAAATGACAAGGGAAAAGCTGATAAATGAACTAAGCAGAAGTGATTACGCCGCACGTTCTTTGCTTTTCACAAAAGAAGTTGTTTGTCAAGAAGAAAAATAGTAAAATGTTTTTGGGGGTGATAGTATTGTACAATGGATGTCATACATCTTTTGATGTTATGAAAGAATATATGATCTATGGAGCGGAGCTTGATGAAAAATATCAGATCCCGATTGTCCCGGCATGTAGTTTGGATTATCTGCCAGAGGATTCCATAGATTTTGGAGAGAGCTTTTCACAAAAGATAAAAGGGCATAGAAAATTGAATGTGAATTTCTATATTGACGATTCAAAGTTTCAAAGACTGTGGAATAACCCGGATAAATACCTGGAACACTTGAAGTGTTTCCACTCGGTCTGTATGCCGGATTTCAGTATTGCTACTGGCGATTGTGGTATGCCGTTTGCATTGAACCTGTATAACGTGTACCGGAACCATGCACTTGCACATTACATGTTTCTGAACGGGATCCGTGTTATACCGTCCGTAGGTATCCCGGACAAAGACAATTATGATCTTTGTTTTGCCGGGTACAGTAAGGGCGGTGTGATTGCTGTATGCACAAATGGAAGAGTGCGGGCAAAGGCGGCACGGATAGAGTTTTGCGAGGGATTCAAAGTTATGATCGACATGTTGCAGCCACATACAGTGTTGATCGTCGGGAAGATACCGGATGAATTGAACACAGATGTAAAGATTGTAAATTACAAATCACGCAACCAGAAAGTAAATGAGGAATTTTCGAATGGGAACAAGAACAACGAAATCGCAGAAAAAGCAGAAACAGACCGAGAGCCAGAGAAAGAGAAGAGAGCGAATTAGTCAAATTTCACAATTTGCGAAATGACGCATAATAATTTACTGTGCATATTGTCTTTTCACAGTTGGAATCTCATTTTTCAACTTTTGAATTTTTTCTTCTTGGAAAATGGCTCGATTTTGAGATCAGAAATCAGAATTTTCACACCCCGGCGGGCTGCCGGGATAGTGCACATCGCTGTGATCAGCAGGCCGGCATTGTCTGACATGCTGCCGGATGCCAACGCGGCAAGATGAACACAGTGTTTACAGGCTTGCAACGTCGTAAAAACGATTTACAGACGTTTCGTGCTGTAAATATATAAAAGCACTGCATTGCCTTGCGCAAGCCTTAAAATGGCTTATACGTGTTCGATTAAGCGCATTATATGACCGGGCGTGTATCTTGTCAAGCTGCAATATATCCGGACACTGGAAAAAGCCGGGACGATCCCGGCTTAAAACGCTATATTCTCTGCATAATCACTAATCGCGATTGCAAGCTCTTTTTCATCTTCAAAAACAATACAAACCCGGATTCCCTGATTTGTCACGTTTCGGATTTCTATTTTGTTGATAAAAAATGCAGCTCTGTTTTCATAAATGTTTAAAAACGGCAGGTTCTCGTTTTTAATTCTATCACGCGCTTCATCACATGATTTTTCTAATTCCTTGATCTGGTTTTTCAAATTTTCTAATTGTGTCATTTATAAATCCTCCTTAAAATAAAATCCCTTTTTGGTAAAAACCGCCGCCGGTAGTGATCCGGCGTGCATCCTCTGCGGCGGTTATTATGCTTTTTTATATCCGTTTTCAGCAGCATATTTTTCAAGCTCTTCCATTGTTTCAAATGTTGTCACAATTCCGCCGAATCCTTTTGTAATTCGGTCGATTGTATACATGCCACAGTCATACAGGCATGCATAAAAGTTTATTCTGCCTTTTTTTAATAAAAATAATTTTCTCATACTTCAATTTTCCTCCATATTCAAATTTTTGGGTAAAAGCAAGCCGGGGAATCGAACCCCGGTAAACGCCGCCGCTTGCCTAATTTATAAAATTGTACGAACCTCATTATAATCATCATTAAGCTCTATCAGATTAAATAAATCGTGTTTTTCTCCTAACTCAAAATACTGATTGATAGCATCCTCTTCGCTATCGGCTAAAATCATTTCGAAATTATCGTCTTCGATCTCTGCTCTGTAATACTTCATAAGATTAACCATCCTTTCATTGTTTCGCCCTGTCTCATCGGTGCAGGTGGGGCGTTTCCTGCAGACGGTGGGAATCTCCACCGTTTCGACTAATTTTCGCAATGTGTTAAAACAGATATAAAAAAGGCTTCAACTTCAAGCATTCTTGGATTGTCAAAATCAACCTCTTTTTTCCAACGCTCTAATTCTGCCTTTATTTCTTTCTTTGTTCCATACTGATTGCAAGGCATAGATAGGTTTTTGATTTCTCTTTCTGTACCAAAGCAATAATCTCCATAGTATTCATCATGAGCTAATACAAAGCCGCTTTTATTTGCTAATATCTTCATTTTTAACACCTTTCATTTTATATTTTTGCTTGTCTCATCAGTGGCAAGGTTGCAACCCTACACCAGACCGCCACGCGGCGGTTTCGACTAAATATTTTTGGCTATCTCTTCTAGCAATTCCGTTTTGGTTTTCAAGTCTTTTGTATTTTTTAACAATTCTTTTATTTGCTCCGGAAGATTTAACAATCTTGCATGACCGATTTTATCAATCGCAACTTGGTATCTTTTTTCTAATGCTGTCATCATATTTCATCATAACCTTTCTATATGTGTTGGTCTGCCATCGTCAGAGCCGCGGCGACCGGTCCGCAGCTGACGCTCCAGATCGGAGCGTTTCGGCTTAATATTTTATATAAATCCTGTTTTCATCTTCATAAACTACAGATCAACCAATATAGATAGTGTTTTTCTCGATCATTCCCGGGAAATCGCCCGGCGCTGTGATTTCAACGCCGTTTTCCGTGGTTTTAATTGTTACCGCCATTCCTAAAAATTCTCCATCTGGTGTAAATACTTTTTTCATAATCTTAAAACTCCTCGATAACTATTCTTTCCTGTTTTCCGGTTTCATCATCCTCGAATACTCCGTTAAAATCATTCCGCTTTCTGTTACTAATCTGTATTGTTTTTCATTTTTCATGTTCATGTCCTCCGTTCTTTGTTTTCCTGTTGAGATTATAATAACACTAATATTAGTGCATGTCAACACCTGTCTCTTATACACATCTCCGAGCCCACGAGACG